TCTGGTGTAATAAGCGCTGGAGAATCATTAAACACTAGTAATCCTGAACCTGTCTCATTTGAGATAACCCCTGCTAGTTCTGCTGAAGTAGTTGCTGCGAATTGGTCTAATCCATTTGAAGTAAGAGCATCTCCTCCTCCTGCTAGAGCTTGCCATGAACACGTACCATCACCATCTTCTCGTAAGAATTTAGAACCTCCTGCTTCTCCTGTAGATAGAACTGCTGTACCTTCTGGTGTTCCAGTTAATCCCAATGAAGCGATGTTTGCTGGTGTAGTAGCTCTGTCTGTAGCTGTTCCTGTTGATGTTTCTGCGTCTGTTGCCAACTCAATAACTCCTGCAACTGTGGCACTAGCTGCAACTTCATCTCCTGTGTTTGTATTAGAAGTATTACCAATAACAGTTTGCTGTGCATCTGTTACATAGTTCTTGTCAGTTGCCTCTGTAAAGTTTGTATTTGTAAATGTTGGTGATGCTCCACTAACAACGCTTTGGTCTAGGGCTTTTACGTCTGCAATAGAAGTAAGCTCACTATCCATCAACGCTCCCGCTGCGGTTACGTTTGCTGTGTCTGTAACGTCAGCGTTATTCTCTACTCCTGTAGCTTGTGATGCACTATCAGCTGTATCTCCTTGTGCTGATGTGGCAAAGTCTGATGATTTACTTCCACTATCTTTGATTAGCTTACCTGTGGTTGTATCAAATCCTGCAAAGTTAGAGTCTGTTGCGCTGGAAGGCCCAACAACATCACCTGAACCAGAAGCAGTTGTCCACTCTGGTATACCTCCTGCAGATACAGAAAGAACTTGTCCATTTGTTCCAATTGGAAGTCGAGTTAAGTCTGATCCATTATAGTAGAGAACATCTCCTGTAGCGTAAGACAGCCCTGCTAAACCTGAAAGAAAAAGCTCCTCCGCTTCGGTAAATTGTGCAGTTAGTACGTACCCTGGATTTTGTGGATCAAAGAATGACATAGTTGTTTATATTATAACACAGATTTGACTTTTAATCAAGTAAGTGTTTCTTCTCTCTTATTGTTTTCATCATTCTGCTAACACGACTTTCTCGTAGCTCTAGATCTTTATTTTGCTTATCGATATTGTCTTGTTCTCGTTCAAGTTGGTCTAGAGGTTCCTGCAGCTTCTTAACAATGTTCAGTCGTTCTGCCTTCATCGTTGCAGTAGCGACTTTTCTGGCTTCTTTCATTTTAAGGATATCGGCTGCCATTTCTAATAACTCACCATTTCCCCAATGCAACTCATCCGATATCTCATTTATCTCGTGTTCAATACCTTGGTAAGTCGATTGTCTTGCCTCAATAGTTGCTTCAATTTCTATCAACTGATCTGTTGCTTGAGAGACTTCTTCTGTTTTCACCTTTAAGACATCTGCAGAATTTAGAGTCTCTGCTTCTATTTTGACTAGTTTTGTTTCTGCTTTATCAAATCTCGATGTTATTTCAGTATTTGAATCTCTTTCTCGTTTCTCTATAACCTTTTCACGTGAAACTAGTTCTTTTTCTTTTAAGGTAAGAGTTGCTTCTATCTTAGCTAGTTCTTCTTTTCTTTCACTTACAAAAACAGCAAAAGACGCACTTGATTCCAAGAGGTCTTTATTTTCTTTAACAAGGAGATTGTGGTCCTCTAGAAGACTGTTATTTCTTTTCACAGCGTCTAGGGTTTGTCGTTTGAGTATCTTTAAGTGCTCCTGTTTGTTATTGATTTTGGTTTGTTGCTGAAAGTCATTCATAGTTATCGTCCTAATAGAGTGGTCTCTACATAGACTGTACCTAACGTTGATGCTCCTGACTCTAGGAATGATACTTTTAGATACTTATAGAAGATATCTAGTCCAAGGCTGATTGTTGCTGTGTCAGCATCAGTTCCCAGGAATGTGAATTCTCGTGCGGTAAGAGTTGATACTGCTCCTGATGCAGACTCGTTTGGAATCCTGTACCAGTTCACACGATCTGGACTATCTTCGATAATACATTTCAGTGAGTTTGTTGATTCTCCTCCTGCCATTGTGTAAGAAATATCAAAGTTAATTTTTGAGTAACCTGATGTTTCTATGATATCGTTTATTCCTGTGTATGCTGCAGTAAGAGTTGCTCCTGCAATTACTCCTGCATCGGATTTTGTTCCAATGAAAGGTCGTGCTGTTGTGTTTGGGTAATCTAAAGACATACTATTTATTTTTTAGCTACTTCTGCTTCCTTTACTACTGCTTCCTTTACTTCTGCTTCCTTTACTTCTGCTTCCTTTGTTTCTTTCTTCACTTCCTTTACTTCTGCAACTACTTCTGCAATTTTAGCTTCTGCTTTCTTTGTCTCTTTTGAAACAACTTCAGTTGCAAATGTAAGAAACTCGTAAGTTTTTAGTAGAACTGGTACGATTTCGTCCTCTACTTCTTCTATTGCTCCTGCAGGAATGTTTACTGCTTTACCTTCGAAAACAAATCCTTTGATTTCTGCTTCTGTTGGGTTTTGAATTTTGATCATAATTTATAATTAGTTTTTAATTGGATACTCCGACCCTATTCCAACCCCTCTGAAGGGGCTGAATAGAGTAAGATTACGCTGCTTCTTTCGCAAAGATTCCCCGTGCTGCAGTTACCTGCCATGCTACGGTTTGGTCTAGTGAAGCTAAAGTTACATAGTCTCCTCGCTTTGCAGTAGCCTGAGTAAGGATTAGATCCTTATCATCAGTTGCGCTACCGATATAGCTAATTCCGTCACTTGCATTTGGACTCAAGGTAAGAGTTGCTTCTGCGTCATTACCTGCGTACACAAATGTGAATGTGTTTCCAATAGCTATGGCCGGAAGTGTAAATGTAACTGAGCTTTTAATGTAGAAAGTTTTCCCTGCATCTGTGTTTGAAACAACAGTGTATGCAGATGTCTTCTCTACCGCGTTAGCGTCAAGTACTCCTCCCGGAAATCGTGTCATGTTTACCATATAAATATTGGTTACTGAATAATTAGCCTGAGTAAGCTGAGTTATCACCTTTAGATGCCCATGTTCCTTTCCAGTCTTGACTGAAGTTAGCCCATCGTGCGTCTACTGTGAATGTCACAACTTTGTTTTTGATGTTTTTATCCATCTCAAGTCGTTTTGCTTGACGAGTTTCAAAGTGAAGTTCGTGCTCAGTTGGATCCATTACGAACCATGCTGTGTTTGAACCTCCGTTTGCTCCATCAAGGAAAACTGTAGAAACGAGATCTACTTCCCCTCGGTACACGTTGATTGCGTTGTTCGCAGTTTCAGGTGTAAGTTCTGAGTTAATAGTTTCTTTAGCAGTTTTGTAAAGATTTCGTGGAACTACTAGTTTCACTTGCCCTGTCATTGCCATCGGATCTCCGTTGTCAGTTTGTTGTAGGTCAAGTGCAATTCGAGCTGTTTCAAAGTTGTCGTGCCCAAGTGTGATTCCTGTTGAAGACGCATTTGACTGAGTGCTTCCGTTTGGAACTACTGTAGGGTGAGCTGTTGAGAATTGAGCTTTTGAATCGTTATACCAAGTAACTCGGTATCCGTTAACGTCTCTTGTTGTAGAGAACCCTCCGTTAAGAAGTTGTACTCCAGATTTATCAATAGACAAGTTTGTTGCCCGTGATAAGTCCTTCATTTCTTTTAGTTCTCGTTCGAAGTCTCTATCTTCGATTTGGTTTTTAGTTACATCAACTGAACCTCCGTAGTTTTCTACAGCGATTTTAGTTGTGTAAGTTTTGTAACGTGAAAGTTCTGGTACGTTTTCACCGTCCTCGAAGCGTTTAACTTCTCCGAAACCAGTTTTACCTGTTACGTTCTTTTGAGCTTTGTCTCCAAAGTCTCCGTTGTGTAGGATGTTAAAGATCCCAGGAGTGTAAAGTGCATCACCTTGGTCTACGACCTCAGTAATTCTCAACCCTGTATCTGGAATCAAATCTCCCCATTTTCCTCGTGTTTCTGGCATAATAGTTTATGATTTAATTTGATTAAGTGTTGAATACTTGAGATTCTAAGATGTTGACAATTGCATTTCCTGAATCTGCTGGGTCGACTCCCCATGTTGCGTATTGTGCTGTTGAAGTAACTGCTGTTGATTCGTCTAGTGAGTTTTCGCTTACAAGGTCCATTCGGTATCCCCGAAGGCCTGAACCTGTAGTAGTACCTAGAGTTGCATCTACATCTGCTGAATATCGAGATTGTTGTGAAACGTCGATAACTGCAGATACTTTTGCAACTGTTTGGTTATCTGAAGTAGTAGTGAATGTTCCAATGAAACTTCCAGCTTCTGCTCCAGCTGCTCCAGTAGTAGAAAGTCCAACTCCTCGGTCAGTAACAATATCTGCTACGTGTCCAAGTACTGCTGCACCTGCTGTTCCTAGTGCTACGAAACCACTTGCGAATTTAACAGAGTCATTTTGTGTAACTGTAATAGAGTTCGCTAGGATCTCTGTTACAAGTACTGGTCCACCATGTGGATCGAAACTATCGTGTTTTATAAACATAGTTGTTTTGTTCTAGTGCTTTTAATATTCCAAAAGCGTTTCGATCATATCTGGGTTTTTCTCCTTAAGGTCTTTGAATCTTTCGATTGACATTCCGTTTTGTTCGATAAGTTTATTTTCCTCATCGGTCAAATCGTTTTTCTTAAGAAGTGCAGATTTATCTGACGTTCTTGGTGAAGAACCATCTTCAGAGATATCTACAGTTTTACCATGGTTGTCGTCACCTTGGCGCAATAGCCTATCGGCATCTTTAATTACTTCTGTGAAGTCTCCAACTTGATGTAATCCATCAGTGTTAAAGCGTGCTAGCTTGTTTTTCAAAGCTTCGGCTTTTAGTCCTGCTGGGTCATTATCAGGTTGATAAATACTTTCATTAGCAATAAACTGTTTGAAAGCTATATCTTTATTAGATACGCTTTCTGCAGATTTCAGTTCGGCTAGAGCCTTAACAACCTCTGATTTAACGTCTGCCGTTGGGTCAACTGGAGGTGTAGTAACTGGTGCTGGAGTTTCTTGTTTTTCAACTCGAAGTCTCTCAATCTCAGCTTCTAAATCCTGTCTTTTCTTACGGTCATTAGTTATCTCATCTACAAGGTTTGCTTTTTGAGATTCTAACTCTACATTTTTTGCTTTCTGTGCTTCAAGTTCTTCTGTAACTTCTGGAGTTACTGGTTGTTCATTTGTTGACATACATTTTTTTTATTCCCTTAATTTCTCTTTCGAGTCCTTATTTTTACTTGGGTAGGACCAAGGAGGGGTGGGACCCTCAAATAATAAAATAGCGACACTTTTTACCTTTTACGGTATTTAAATATATTATACCACACATTTTTGAATAATGCAAGTTTTTTATTTATTTTCTGCAGTAAGTCTAGCCTTAATTATGTTTGCATACATAAAACTAGCAAACATAAAATGACCCATAATCTTGTCTCTATCAGCTCCTTCTGCAAGGAACCCTCTTTTTAAGTCATGGCCTAATGTTTGTTTGAGGTATGTTATGGCCTTATCACAACCTGCCAATTGGTCAAACGCATCTTTTGCTGCTTCATCATCTATACTAGTTGGTAACAGCGGATCAAAACTCTCTACAAATGCAATAAGCTTCTCTTCGTCAAATAATTTTGTTTCTGTCATATATTAAAATTACGCAAGGAATGGATTTTGTCCTGCTGATGCTCCACCTCCTGCTCCTGTGGTCATTCCTCGTGTCATATTATTTGCTTCGTTTCCTGTAGGCATTGTAGATTCAGGAGTAGCTAGTTCTGACTTGTCTGCTCCATCTGCAATCACACTTTCAATAGTTTGTTTAGTGAAGATTTTTGTTGGATCATCACCGAACTTTTCAGCTACTTGCGCAGCTAGTTCCTTCTTATCAACTAGGTCTGGGAAGAATGATAGGTACACTCGTGCTTTTTCAAGTACTAATGCTTTCTCAGATTCCTGTGTATTCTCAAGTTTAGGATTAGCAATCAGTTTTACATCAAAATCGAAATTCCGAATGTACTCTGCTGGAGTCGCTACAAATTCAATGTTCTCATTGTTAAGAATTTCAAAGGCTTTCTCAGCTCCTTGTAGTTCTCCTTTCGTTGGCATTTGTTTGTTCTCAGCAAACATCATGATAACTTTCTTTCCTCGGTCTCCATTAGATAGTCGAGTATCATCAATAGAGAATGTATTAAAAGCTTTTGCAAATTGAGCTTTACCTCCGTCTCCTAGTACTCCTGATATAACAGGGTTTCCAGGTCGAGTCCAATATTGTAAAATGTTCTTAGTTCGAAGCATTGCTTGACGCTTAACTCCAACTCGTGCCATCTTTCCGAATATTCCAAGTGTTGCAGCAACTCCTTCTGCTGCTGTTCTGATCTCTGATGCTGTTGTTCGTTCTCCTACACCAGCAACTCCTGATTGAACTTGGTCAACAGAAGATTCTTCCATAATAGATTTTGTGAAAGATAGAATGAATTGGTGCCATCCTCCTGGAGTTCCCATGTCTAGAGTTCTGTATGACTCACTAAGACTTAGACCTTGTGTATCAACTGATATTCTCCGTCCTGGAGTAAGGTAATCATCTTCAATAGAATCAAATCCTGAAGTAAGAATAGGTGGGAAGATAGTCAAGAATGACTGGTCAAGAAGCATGTTACTAAGAATGTTGAATACATCCTGTAGCGATTTAAGCTTATCAGGTAAAGACTTACCATAGAAGAAACCAGCTCCAAATTTTTCAAATTGTAGTTCCCAGAAAGGAAGCTCTTTGTGACTGAAAGGAATTGGAGAAGTAACTTCTTCTTCATCTGCAATGATTTTTGGGTTTAACCAAACGTCGTTTGCAATAAGAATGTACTCATCTGTATCTTTGTTGAAATAGTAAATAACTTCAACGTTCCCATCTTCAACATCATCACTTATATTAGTGTGATAGTACGGTAGTTCTGCGTCTCCTGTTGCTCCTCCTGAGATACGTGGTGACACGTTAGATGCCTGTGAGTACTGTGCGAAGTCTTCTAAGAATTTTTGATATGTAACAATTTTTCTTCGGAAACAATAGGTCATCTCGTGGATGTGATCTACCCAAACTGTTTGAGGATAGAACTCTTCAATAGGAACAATTTCAGAATACAATTTAGACTCTGTAATTGTGTTTGATTTAACTTTCAGTTTTCCTCCATCATCAGATACTATATCTCTTACAGCTCTAGTTCTAGATTCGTAACCTTCATAAAAAACAACTGTACCTTTTACAATCGCTTCTAGGAGTCCAAACATCTTTTGTTGCTCTCCGTTATCTTGTTCTTCTGAGTATTCAAATAGATCAGTGGCGATTCGAGCTCGTAAAGAATCCTCCGAACCTCTACCTCTGAATTCTACTGCAGGTAAAAACTGCACCAGTTTACCTAGAATTGCCATAACTTTGTTACGTGTCATTGGTTGGTGAACTCTCGCTTGCCAATCTTCAATGTCTTCACGCATATCAACGTTCGTGTTGAACCTTCGAACTGAATCATTGATGTAGGTGATTAAATCGTCCCCATCAAAATATTCAAAGTTTACGTTACGGTTATCCGCAGATCGTCTGAACTTATGGAATGTAGCCGACACTATCTCATCTTCTTTCTCAGAAGGAGTGTATGTTGGGTAAATTACCGTTGTTTCAGCTACGATGTCAATATTCTTAGTATCGCTTTTAGTAGACATGGTTTATTGTGATTATTATACCACAGATTTGACAATAATGCAAGTTTATCTTTTTACATTCATTCGTTGGTAGCCTTCTGTCGCTATCTTGTAGTGTTCCTTGCTTCGTCGAAACTGAAAGTAAATAGTTCTCATCCTTCTGATGGATTCTGAATATCCCTCTCGGAAGTTCTTCACACGATAGATAGTATCGATGTGATCCTCTTTCTTTTCGTAGTACTTCTTATCTTCTAGCTTGTGATTCTTTGCTTCCCATTGATATCCTTTAAAAGGCATATCTTTGAAACATTCGTACATATACGCTGGTTTCCCTCCTCCATACCAATAGATACGATAGAATCCCTTCTTCAATCTTTTGAATTTTATATGAGGAGATAAAGCTTCCGCTTCTTTTTTGAATCTCCGAAAATGTGATGTTCCTATGTTCATACTAGTATCCGCTTACTCGGCGTTTGTTAGGTTTCTTTTTGTCTTTCTTGCTTCCTCCATTATCTCTTCTGTTGTTGAGATCTTCTAGCCCTAGACAAAGGTACTCGAAAGCAGAACGATAGTGAGAATATTGATCGTGCTTAGGTTTTTCAGAACGAACAACCTTTTGCCCTTCTTGTTGCACTTTTGGATAAGATGAGTTAATCATTGAAAGATTGAAATAATCTGTTCGTGGATTCTCATTAAGACCTATTCCATCCATGATAATTCTCTTCGCTGCGGTCTTTCTGAGATTGAAGTGTTTCCAGGCATCTTGGAAATTCACTCGTATTCCATAGTTCCTTAAAACATCAATAACAGTAACGTCTGACACTTGATTTTGAAATCGCCCAGCAGGGTCCCCAAAGTGTATACCGGTAGGCCAGCTCTTATGTCTTTCTATTATATCTAAATCACTCTTTGTATACTGATAGTTTAAATCAGAATCCATGATTCCATTCACAAACGGTATATAAAAATCAATGTTCTTATTTCTGTTGTTATAGGTATCAATAATATTCCACCCTCCATTTGCGTTAGGTTGAATCCAAATCATTGCTGTATCATCTGTCTTACCAAAATCCCATCCAACATATAGAGGGAAATTAGGGTCGTATTCGAATAGTCCTTTAGTGACATTCTCTTCGTCCCATTCTTGGTAGATAACACCTTCTCTTGATTTTGTATAAGATATATCTAATTCTTGAGCAATCTCTTCTGTCGTCCGTCTTGTTTTCTCAAACTCATACCATTGTTGATCCTTCAAAGGGTGCTCAGGCCAATGAAGCGTTAAAACATCAATACCAGTATCTTTCAATAAAGCATAGTAGTTGTAACCGTTAGGTGTCGAGTTTGCTATTTTACAGTTCGTTGAATCCGAACAACCTTCCCATGCGTCTTTAGCATAGTCCCAGAAACCTAACTCATCAAAAAAGATGGCGGTCTTACGAGTACCACGCCCAAACTTAGGGTTCATAGTATCACCAGTGATGGCGTTACCTGTTGCAGGGTTAATCAGCTTCAGCTTAGTTCTGTGCTTGTTAAAATTGAAACGCTTAGGAAGCATCCACTTAGGAAGCGAATCTAGCATGTAATCAATCTTTCCAAACAAACTATCATCAGTTTTGTTATCAACTAATGCTTCTTTGTATGAACCAAGGAGAATGTTACTCCCATCTCGGAACAACCAAAACCAAAGTGTCACAGCACAGAATACTAGCCATGATACTCCCATCTCTCGTGACTTCTCAATCATTCCATCCTCTCCGTTGATTACGTGATCGACAGTCCACTCAATAGCTCTGTCTTGGAAGGCAAAGGTAATGAAAGGGAAATGGTGAGGTTGCAGTTTTGGATTGAACGTAAAAAGAAAATTGTTAACAAAAAACTTACATCCCTCAACTGGATTATCTGGGCGTGCACAAAGATGCCAGACATAAGCTCTCGCTTCTAGACTTCTTTCTGCTGCATCTACAATCTTTACTCTATCTTGTAGACGCTCTGTGTATTCAGGCGAATTTAAATAGTCCTTAAGGATTTTATCCCTACGTTCCATTTCTAATTTCTTCGTCATTTCTTTGTCAACTGTTTCTGCTGACGACATTTGGAGCCGAGAAGAGGAATCGAACCTCTGACCTGCTGTTTACAAAACAGCCGCTCTATCCAACTGAGCTATCCAGGCAAACCCTACGATCCCAATGAATTTATATTTCCTATGTTGGTGTGTCTTCGTAAGGGGTTCTATAATGAACGTTAGTATTTATTATAACACACAGCTTTTGGGATGTCAACTAGTTAAACTCAGACATATCCACATCTTTCCTTTTGAATTCAAATACGTCATGGCCTAATGTGTACTGAATATGTGGTCTGTCTTCAAAGCTTCTCCAATCACCTCCCCATTCAAAACCGTGATGCTTCGCTATTATACCAAACTTCTTCCAAAGTTTCTCTGGGGCGTTATACCCATCGATAAGAAAGTTACAATCAACAGCTACTCCATATTGGTGTAACGATTCTCCACATCTTGCGTTTGTTACTTTCGGAACCTGATTAAATAATTTGTCTTGGCGTTCACAACTTCTGTATCCTTCTATCACTCGCATAGGATTTCCATCTGCTGCCATGAACTCAAATACACGCTTTAGTTTTCTTTCTACTACAGGAAGTAAGTCATACCCCTCTAAGTGAACAATGTCTTTGAAGTCGCGTTTAGTTATCTGTACAACAGGTTTCTTCATCTTTTGTTGGAAGTCGTTTACAACATCACAGATGTGTCGACAGTATTCAACGAACTTTCCCTGCTGCACCATTGTGTGTAATTTATCTGCACTTGTGTATTTATATGAAAGTATGTGCATGATCTCATGAATGATTACATAAACATCTCGTTTGAAATCTGACTTGTTCTCTCTTCTCGTTACAACGTAAGACCACTTTCCATTTCGTTTACGGTGATAGACATATTTGTCCTCTGAGTAGATCTCCATAAGTCCTCTCCCTGCTTTTGTGATAGCTTGTCCTCTTAACCCATTCTCCTGAATAGATTTATCTGAGTCAACAATCATTATTACTCCATCACCGTCTGCTTCATCAAATGCTTGGAGTACTCCTGATTTTAGAGACTTAGTGTATCTCATTTCCTGGAAAGATAATGACCAGTTAGTCTCATAAGCTGATGGATTAGATTCATCAAACTCGATTTGTTTAGCTGGTAAGAAAACATTAAGACCCCAACCTTCAAATATTGCTTCTACCTCATCTAGTACAGAGAAGATGTAATCTGCGTCTAAAGAGTTTGTGAATTTTACGTTGTATTTTATCATGCGGGTAGCCTTGGATTTGAACCAAGAATTTCGGATTTGGAATCCAACGGTTTACCAGTTGAGCCTAACCACCCTATTGTGACGCTAAGGAGAATCGAACTCCTGTTTGTTGGTCGAAAACCAACCGTCCTACCATTAAACGATAGCGCCTTGGAGCCCATGGTAGGATTCGAACCTACGTCTCCGACCTTCGAAGGGTCAGACTTGTCCAATTAGCACAGGCAATGTGCTTGGTACTAGATTCGAACTAGTACTTCTTGTGCTTCATACAAGCGTGCTAACCGTTAACACTAACCAAGCAACTTGTCAGGATACCAGGAGTCGAACCTGGGCCACACGCATCCAAGGCGTGCATACTACCGTAATACTTTATCCTGGGAGGAAAGTAAGAGATTTGAACTCTTGGTTCACTTTCATGAACTCTGGTTTTCAAGACCAGCGCCTTAAACCGCTCAGCCAACTTTCCATGGTGCGAATAGGAGGACTCGAACCACCATAGACTGATTGGAAATCAGTAGTCTTAGCCATTAGACGATACTCGCATTTATGCCTGGCTTCAATCTCACAGAATCTGCGGTTGAACGGGGCTTTCGCCCACAGGCATATGGTGGGGACACAGGGACTCGAACCCCGATGGACCGGTTAAAAGCCGGCTATTCTACCGTTGAATTATATCCCCGTAGACACAGTTGGACTCGAACCAACATCTTCTCGTATATAAGACGAGTGCTTTGCCATTAAGCTATGTGTCTGTACGAAGTGGAGGAATCGAACCTCCAACCTTCTCTGTGTAAGAGAGCTGCTCTGCCAATTGAGCTAACCTCGTATTTGAGTATCGTACAAGAATCGAACTTGTGCGTAAGATGTTTGCAACATCCCGTGTTTCCACTTCACCAACGACACTGGTAGGCTGTATAAGAATCGAACTTATGTTGATGTCGTATCAGGACATTATTCTACCATTAAATTAACAGCCTGATTGCGGGACCGACGAGACTTGAACTCGCAACATTTCGGCAGACAACCGAGCGCTCTACCAATTGAACTACAGTCCCAAATTCAGAACTCAATTCCCGCACACGATTATTCTTCGTATCGGACTAATAGGCAGTACTACCTATTTCGTCGTACCTCAAAATGTTCCGTCGAATTGCTTTATCGTTAGACCTTTTCGCGCGGAAAGAATCATTTAGAAAAGCCTCTTCTAGGGTCTTCAATGTGGACATGGGGGACTGAATTCTCAATCTTGTACGAACGACAGGAGTCGAACCTGCAACCGAAGGCTTAGAACGCCCCTGCACTTCCTTTGTGCTTCATTCGTGTAGCGGGCCACGGAATCGAACCGAGAAATCGAGCTTATGAGACTCAACTGAAGACCACTCCGCCCGCTGTTTGTGCGGGTGGGTGGATTCGAACCACCACTGTCATGCTTCTAAGGCATGTGCCTCTGCCGTTGGGCTACACCCGCTTCTTGCTCCATCGGTAGGATTCGAACCTACGCGCTTCCGGTTAACAACCGGGTGCTCTGCCTCTGAGCTACGATGAAATATTTTACTTGCTTCAGGACAAGGATTCGAACCTCGGTCTCCGGCTTCAAAGGCCAGCGTACTGCCCCTATACGATCCTGAAATATTACTCCCTCAAACCTTCTGCTACTTCTCGGAAGAATAATTCTTGTTTTTTTGTTAAAGGCTTCCCATAAATCTTACCATCAGCAAGTATCTGCAGTGCTGTAGATTTCTTAGGAACACTAGACTGAGTTGAGTTCCCAGTTTTCTTTGCTAGTTTTGCTCTTCGTGCTAGTTTTGGTGCCATAGTTTTTATTTCTTTTTCTCTTCTATTGCGATCTCTCGTGCTGTCAACAAGTGTTTCATTGCATCGTCAGCAGACATTCCTTCTATATTATCAACCTTCGCGTACACAGCGATGTGCTCTGTAGCATTTCCTTGCAGAATTTGAGCTTTATCAACTAAAGTACCGAACGCGGTAGTGAGTTGTACGATAGGCATTTTGTGAATCTCTTCTGGATTCATCTCTAAGTAATCTAACTTATGAGACATTACTCGTGCCATCTGATCTCGTAAGCCCATTGCTTTCTGCGAAATATCCATGTCTTCAGTTACAGCTGGTTTGTGAAACTTTGGTTGTTTCAATTCCTGAGCTTGTTCTGCTTTCTTTTCAACTTCTTGTTTTGCTGCGTTCTGCGCGTCAGTAAACCCTGGGACTGGTTGGTCTTTCTTAGGTTTTATCTTCTGTGCATTAAGCATCCTCGCTTCAATGTTCTTTTCGATTAGATCAAGAATTTTGTATTCTACTCCAAATCTATCAGGGTCTTCTCGTACTTCGTAGTACATTTTTCTAACAACATCCCGTAAGTACACTTTACTTTGGGAGAATCTTGTCAATCCAAACTTTATTGCGGTATCATAATAAGAATAATCTACAAGATTATTTACGATATCTGCTTTTAGCTCATCTGAGAATTTCTTTTTAGCTGCCATTTAAACTACGTTTAGTATCACAATTATAGCATTGTTGCTACATTTTGTCAAGCAGTTTATTCTGAATTCAGTTGGTCAAGGATCCTTTTACCTTCTATTGCTACTAGTTCTGCAATGGGAGGAATCTTCACTGTCTTTCCTTCATTCTTTGTGTACCATCGTATAAGCGCTAATGATACCAACTTTTCTTTTGTGTCGTCGTCTAACATATTTGTATTTTTAAATAAAAACCCCGAAGGGATAAAAATGAGGCGACATTGATAGGAGTGATCCTTTCAACGTTTCATGTTTTAAGAACTCTATTATAACATCTTTTACAAGAATTACAAACTAAGTTTTCCACCATTCTTCGCTAGCCGATGTTGATATAGCTTTCTATATTTTCCTTTTGCTAGATCTTCTTCCTTGAGAGGTGTTGCCTTGGTCTCAAGTGTGATATTTCCTGTAGTAGTTGTAGTAGTCGTAGTGGCTATATTAGCATTGACAGTTAAAGAAGAGACTCCTGTGATGTCTACCATTCGTAGTTCTTTATCCATTCTAAAGAATTTTCTTTTGTCATATTCTTCTACTAAACCTCTTATAAATTCTACAGTATAATAACGACGAATTTCCTGCGATACATGGTATCTTTGGTATCCACTGATTTCGATCAGTTCGTTATTCGTGCGAACTACACTGGTAATTTCTGCAAAGCTAATCTCAGATGCGATGTAAGCAGCACAGTCTTGAGTAATATTACAATGTAATATGCTGCCGAAGCTGTTTACATGAAATTCATTTGGTTTCCCGAAGTCGTGCTCTAGTGGATAAGGATCCGGAACGCCCATCATTGCCATTAGCTTTTGCTAGAAGAATTTGAAGTTATTGCCAGGTTCTCCAAATTGATCTTAGGAAGCGCAGTAATTAATTTAGTAATGATATCTTTTACATCGATGATATCGGCATCTACGTCTGCAAGTTTAACTAGCATTTCGTTTTCTTTTTTGAATACCGCGTTTGAAGACTCTAGTTCATTTACTTTGGTTTGCATTTTCTTTAAGTCAATATCTTTGAAATTAGTTATCTCAAATTCCTTTTCTTTGATTTCCATTTCGTGATCGTGCTTTAGTCTCTCTATTTCCATAGAGTGGGTATTTTTCATACCGTTGATAACTCGTACTTGATCTTCTGTGAGTCTTTCAATCTTCTGTTCCGCCAATTCTTTTGTTCGAGCAGAATTTCTATCCATTGTCACTTGTTTAAGATGTAACTCTTGGCTTAGCCTTTCTTTGAAATCTGCTTCTGTTTTCATTCGTTTATTTAAAAAATTCATATCCAATGTGATTATTTGTAATACATAATATTGTACCACATATTTCACTTGTGTGATACATGAGTTATCCACACTTTTTACTAGTTTGGTGATGAATGTCTAGATTGCAATTAAGGCTCAAATATGCTATAATAGATAAACCTATTGGATAGGGTATCGGCTACCTAAAAGTTTGTTTATCGCGAGGTAACATATTGGCTACTCTTCTCTGTGTCTGGGAATACCCAAAGTACAGAGAACAAGATATGGTTTTTCTTAGGGGGACTTTTTCTTTTTGTTTTGTTTTATATTCTTTCGTGTTGTTACTAGTTTTGTTTTATTTTTCTTTTGTTTTTAAATTGTTTTACAGTATCTATATGTCTAAGAAATTCACAAGAAAAGTAGTTAAACCACCAGAGTTTGGAATATATCTAGCAGGAACAAGGTTCAGAAGAACTACTTCTATAAATATTAAACCAACGAAAGAAGGTAAATTAAAGAAATCTGATTTCAGGAAATTGTTAGAGCATTTTTTAGATCACTCTTTGGATGATTTAGATCTCGAAGACTAGTGGCAATTTAGTCATATAAGAACGTTACAACTAAAATATAGATATTCTAGTTATTAGAGTACTTTCAGGCCTATACGTAGCTTAATGGTAAAGCCTCCGCTTGTGATGCGGGCGATCAGGGTTCAATTCCCTGCGTGTAGACCTGAGTGTGTTACTAATTGTGGAAAAGTGTGATACATTATTGTCTATTTTATGGTATAATATTAGGGAACATATATACAGTTGAGGAGTGGCGGGCAGTGAACCGCACTTGCGTTAAGCCACAGTCTAGTTTAGCCACAGTCTAGCAGTGGCAGACCAACGATATAAGTTTGGGCAAGAGCTAATGCAAGTCAAACCTTGCCTCCTCTATTGTGTATATGTTTAGAAGGTGGGTTTTATCGAGTAACGTGATATGTGCACATCTTTACAGAATCTCACAACATATTCCCTGCTTCGGGGCTAATCTGCAGAGTCGTACTTAGCGACTATAAATAAGAATACAGCTGTGTTGTAATAAAGATTCTTTATCAAATGCAATGTTACAATAATGTATCACACGGTACTTGTTAAACAAAAAATCCCCAGGATAACTAACTGCCTAATAAGCAGTTTTTTCTTTTACTAAAATGTATTACATATATAGTGTATTACATATATTATATAGATCTCACATATTTCGTTATGGGTATATATATTAATGGGTAGCGCAATGTCCCCGTACTCCTCCCCCCTTCAGTTGAGCCATTTCCACAGTGTCGCACAATATGTATTTTGCGACACTATCATATTTTAGCGCTCTGTTGAGCGGTATTCACTCTGTGGGGGTTGCTCATGTACAGGAATAGCAACACAATAGCGCAATCATGTCAACTTATAGCCACATTATAGCTGTCCATTCTCTTTTTGTTCTGCGTGTTGGCGGACTAATAGCATCAATACAGCTATTGACGTTCTATTCTTTTTATTGTATGCAAGAGTACTATCTCTATAATACGGTACATCGGACCATATACGACGCTCTCAGCGCTCTTCTAAGCCATTCTATACTTATACCCGCTATGCTAGTACCTGTATTCCGCCACGCTATAGTCAATAAGACAGCCACATACTACTTGCCATGTGGAGTTTTCCACATATCTATACAATAGAGCTTGACGAATTTTATACAGCTGATAATCTTTACTAACTAGCCGATCAAAAAGCTAGTGTTACTCAATAAAGAAAATACAATGAAATTAATACAATTCGCAGGGCAGATTTTACTAGTAGCAATGACGGGGCAAGTAGTTTTCATAATGTTATGGATACTATCAGAACAACCGGCAACGTTTAACCTCGCAGGAACAACAACAACGCTCACATTCATGGCATTATCAACTGTAGTATGTGCAGCTTATAACTGGAGCAATAAATAGTTATATGACAATTTACGAAAAAGAGCTACAAACGTTAAAACCTCATGACAAAGTAGAATATACAGATGAGCATGGTTTTATAAATACGCAGGGTCACGGTTACTTAATCGTGAAACGTACTGATGAGAATATAGAGAAGTATAAAATAGCAGAACAGTGCTGCAGTAAGTACAGTTTTAAGGGTAGCCACGCGATCTATCTAGAGGAGGACTGCGACGCAACAAAATTTGTAAAATTAACAAAGGGGGCTAATCACTAATTACATATATGCAAAAAATTACATTAAACAGTCAAGATACACCTTTCACAATTGACATGTATCAAACTTTCAACGGTGACACTGAAACTGAGCAAATGATCGAGTACTACAATGAAGAAAATAAAACAGAGCTTGATTATGATGATTTTTACTGGAAATTCAACAAGCAAGCAATTGCGAACGACATAGCCAACGCAAGCGTGGAGTATATCAACACTAATGTACTTGATGACGTGATTAAAAGCGTTAAACGTGCAGATACTGAAACTTATAGTCCCAAATTCTATAATTACCAAACTGATAGCTATGACGCAATTTATACCATTGACGTTGAAAAATTGCGTTCAATACATGATTTTAGCTTGGATTACGGCACACCTTTCGCAGAATATATCGGTACCAATAGATACGTGTACAAAACTGCAACCGATACTGAACAGATAGAATGGGAGCTTATGTATCATTTAAAATGCGAGCATGAGAGCAATGAAACATATTTCTTGGATATAAACGAAATATCAAGCGAAACAATGCATGAGAATACAGAAATGAAACTAATCACTAATAAATAATATGATGAATACATTAATGAAAAAACACACAATAGCAATTATAATAGCAAGCGTTTTATTTGGATATCATTTTTACACATTGACGACAATTAGAAACAACACGCACACAATTATATGCGAGGTGCAGAACCTGCAAGGGTACGAGATAAATTGTAATAGGTAGTAGCAACATAACAAAATAAATATGGATTACAGCAAAACAATGAAACTAATCACGCAAGGCGTAAACAAGGGGTATAAAATGTGGAAATATACAAACGTATACGGTATTTATACCAAAACAATGAAAACACT